TCGGCGTAACGCTTGAGGTTGGCTTCAATCGAAAATGCCTCGAAGCCGCTCATCACAGGCGTGATGCAGTTCCAAGTTTCCTGCTCAGCGTTAAGACCATCGCCAAGGATCTGGCTGTAGCCATCGCCAAAGGTGACACGTTGGAACCGCTTGCTGCGTGAGACGCGGCTATCAAACGTCAGCCCAAGGTCAGCGAACGTAAGGAAACTCATCGCAGGATGCCTCCACTACGCTGCTGGTCTACAAGCGTTGCTAACACAATACCGCGAACCTGACCGGCAATCTGCTTTTGTGCTTGGGGGCTAAGAGTATCGCCGGTGTTTTCGACGCTGATGTTGATTTGGCCGACTTCGACCTTGTTGCCGCCTCCCATCTGGTTGTTGGGGATGATGGTGCCGGATGCGCCAGGGACAAACAACTCGGGTCCACGTTCGCCGACGATGTAAGGCATACCGCCAGTGACGGGTCCGCCGTTGGCCCGTCCCGGTAACAGTGAGGGCAGCGAAAAACCTTCTGCATAACCTGCACCGCTAGGCAATGTGTAACCACCACTAGCGGCTGCTCCTGTAGCAGCTCCGGTTGGGAACAACCTGAGAATGGAATTAAGTATTGTCAGCTGGATCCACTTGGCGATAATTTGTGCTGCCATATCAAGGAACTGATCCGCAATACTCTGGAAGAAGCCGGCGAGGGCTTCTTGGGCGGTCATTGTTCCAGAGACAATGCCTTTGAAGGAATCGCTAAAGGCAAGGCCGATGCCTTCTGCCGCTGTGGTTATCTGGTTAATTGGGTCTAAAAGAGTGTTGAGTTGGCCTTGTACGGTTGCGATCTCTTCTTGGAGGCGTTCTCTATTTGTTTTACCGGCACTTGGGCCTTGTGCTGCTTCGGCAGTCGTAACTGCACGCGCACCTTGAAGTCGTTCCAATTCTTCGCGTAACTCTTTTACCTTGTCTGCGCTCGCTCCGTATGCTTCGGCTTGAATTAAGGCGGCTTGGGTTGTAGCGATTTGCCGATCTAGTGCATTTATTTGTTCGGATACTAAACGCTCAAAATTAGCAAGCCGCTCAGCTTCCGCCGGCAATATACCTTCAGCGACTAGGCGCAGATAAGTTTTGCCGTATTGGATTTCTAGTTCACGCTGTCTGCGCACGTCCTCAAAAGGCTGTCTAGCTTGCCGCATAGCGTCAGCGTCGGCTAAAGCTTTATCTAACGCTAGCTGCGCTTTAGTTTGCGCGGCAATTTGCTGGCGGTTATTGTATTGTTGAGTAAGATTATTGACCTGTTCTTTGTATATTGTTTCTAGTAAACTACGTTCTTGAGCTGTTAAATTTTTAGCGAGTAACTGCTGCTGTAAACGCAGCTCTAGTACTCGCGCTTCTAAATTTAATCGGGTTTGTAGTTGGTTAATTTCTTCATCTAATGCTGCCGCTTGGCCTTGGGTAATTTGCGCGGATTGGACGTCGAGATCTCCGGCTTCCAAAGTTGTCCGAATAAGTTCTGCTTGTAAGCCGAGCACTGCTTTTTGAATGTCCAGTTGGTCACGTCCTGCTTTTGCGGACTTTTCAGCGGCTTTAGCAAAAGCCTCTTGGCGGTCAGTAGCTAGCTGTGTTAATTTTAATTTACGTTCCAGTTGGGCTACTTCAGAACTAGTTCCGTTGTTTATGGCATCTTGCAGAGCTTTTTCAAACTCTTTTTGGATAACAGTCTCACGAAGTTTAAAAACTTTATCATTTGTCAAGTCTCCGTCTGTTTTTGCCAGTTCAATACGCGCTTGAAGTACGCGAGCATCTTGAGCGGAAGTATTTACGCTTTCTTCAATAAGAACTGTCTGATTTTCAAACTCCTTATTTATTTCACGTTGGCGGTTTAAAATCCGCTCTTGGATAGCATAATAGTCGTCCCCAAAAGCCCTACTTCGTGCTTGTATATCCGCTATTTGTCTAGGGTCGCCCGATCTTTCAGCCTGCCGAATAAGTACTGTGTCTTCAACGGCACTGGCTATGCCCGTAGCAGTAGGCCCAAGAAGTTCTGCAGCTAGCGCTTGCAGCTGAACACCTAGTTTCTGGAACGCGTTGGCTAATTGCGCACCTGCTCGCTCAAATTCACTAAGCGCTCTGACGCCGTCTTCGCCAACTACACGCGCCAAGGCTTGGGTTGCAAGCTCCAAGGCTTTTTCTTCTTCTCCGGCTTTTTTAAGTGCCTCAATGTTCTGTTCTAAAGCAGTTCCGCTTATGCCTGCTGCCTTCGTCGTTTCCTCTAAACTGCTAGTTACTTTTGTTAAACCTACGACAAAATTGTCAATTACTTGTCCAATAGCACCCCCAATAATTTGTCCGCCAAATCCCTTGCCGGCAAACGAACCTGCAAAACTACCGGCTACTGAGCCAAGACCACCGCCAAATAACAAGGGAAAACCGACACCAAGTGCGACGGATTCATTTAGCTGTTCGGTTCTTTTAGATCTCTCTGACTGTTGGTTTTCAAACTCTTTTATTTTTACTAATCGCTTACGTGCTTCAATTTGGGCATTAGTGCTTTTCAATAAACCGTCGTTAGCTTGAAGTAGTGCTGCTGTTACGTTTAGATCTTCGTTTAGCCACCTAGAGCCTGCTCGTAGTGCCACGGCCCAAGAATTTGCCGCCGCAGCAGTTTTTAGTTGTGACTCAAGCATGCGGCGAAGCGATGCCTCGGCCGCAACTGCACTGGCACGCGTTACTCCGGCTCCGCCAGGTCCGGCCGGCTCTGCATAAGCTGCCCCAGCAATTGTGCGGCGAATAACTACTTGCTGCCTATTTAATTGCTCAATAGTTTTTGATACTTGTGTGAGCTTATTTTGAAGCTCGTCTAAGTATCGTACGCCGCGAACGCCGATTTCAATATCAGCTCTGAAGGCCACGGCGTTACGTCACACTCTGGTACTTCAGTTTACGGTGTAAAAAGGCCGCCGGGTTAGCGGCGGCGTTTGGCCTTTTCGATTTCCTTCTGCTGGTCCTCGTTGAGGATGCTGAAGTAGGCGCTCCAGCCGAGTAACTCCTCGGCGGTCATCGTGGTCCGAACTTCGGTCAGGCTTAGGCCCAGTTCCTTGGCGACGCCAAACTGGAGCATGAGCCAGTTGTCCTTGCGGAGTTCGGCGCTCAGGATTTTGGGTCAATCGGCTCGGCGTCATCGGTAAGGATTGCCAGCATCAAGGCTTGGAGATCCTTGTCCTTGACTTCGTTCTTCAGCACATCCACTTCGCCGGCGCTGAACAGCTTGCTGCCGGATTCGTCGAGAGCCTTGGCGATCAGCAGTTGAAGTGCGAAAGCGTTGGCGTCGTCGGACTTGGCTTGTTTTTGGGCGCGTTCGCGCTCAGCCATCGTCAGTGGTGCCACCCACATTTCAAATGTGCTGCCGTCGGACAGTTCGACTACTTTTTTGACCGGCTCCAAGTTGGCGGCTTTGCGGAGGCGGTCGATTGCGCGTACAGGAACGGGCATACCAGTTCGTTGGGTATGGGAATAGTGTAGCGGAGTAGAAATAAAAAACCCCGGCGGTTAGGCCGGGGTCGCTGAACCTACTGCACCAGCAGACTATCAGGCAGAAGTGCTGAAGTCGAAGGTGGGGGTGCCAGCGGGGCGGAAGTTGACGGTCACAGATTGTGCATCGTCGGGGTTGATGTTCAGGCTGGCGGAAGTCAGCACTGCATCGAAGGCGATCGAACGGCTCAGGCTCTCGCTCAGGGTGCCGCCGCTGAAAACGCGATCGGTGTAGAGCTTGAAGGCAGCGCCGTTTTGCTGGCGCTGGAGCACGTCCTCGATCATGCGGTTGGACAGTGCGGCGTCTTCGTTGGTCATGTAGACCGTTGCGGTGCCGCTGCCATCGCCGAAGCCGCTGATATAGCTGCGGAAAGGCACGTACTGACCAGGGGTTTGACCAATGGTGGTTACGTCGATTTCAGCGCGACTGATCTCGAAGCTCCAGTCGCGGACTTGGCCCACAACAGCAAAGTCGGCGTAAGCGACTTGGAACTCGTTGGGGGCAGCAGCAGTGCCGTCGTCAGTGATGGTGATGCTGGCGCCGCCGGCGGTAGCAGACACCTGCAGCACACCAGTGGAAGCCGTGTAAGCAATCACGTAGTAGGTGGTGCCAGCAGAAATACCGGCGGGTAGGGTGCCGGTGCCGGAACCGCCGGTTTGGCTGTTCACCACGCTGAACTTGACGGGATCGCCGACTTTGAAGTTCAGGTAAGGAGCAACAGTAACTTCGTCGTTAGCGACGGAAACACCGCTTTCGCCGAAGGTGCCGGTGGTGCCGGCGGGCTTGTAGTAGAGAGCGCCGGACGTGCCGGACAGAACGGTGGTGGCCATAGGGCGTACCAAATGAACGTTGTTGGGCGGGCACTGCCCGGCTTAATACAGGTTAGCGCCTGTTGTTAAGCATCACCTACGACAACACAGTTGCGACGTAAGAAGTGTCGATCCGCCCCACAAAATGGGGTGCCTCCTCTGTTGTGGAGAATGTGGGGCCGTTGATGTTGCCCACGCGGAAGAAAACACCGCTTGTCGTCTTTGCAGTGTTATTGAGGGTTTCGAGTACGTTTACTGCTGTAGTTAACAGAGCCTGATTTCGAGCAGGACCCCGGCCTTTTTCGGTGAAAACCCTAATTACTACGGCACCGCGGGCCGTATCAACACTGGTGGTAAGCGTCGGTTCGTTGGTAATACCGAAGGTGACGTTTACCCGCACATATTCCGTTGTTGTGTTCGACGGTACGGCTGTAATGTTGTCAAAGTAGACAGGAACTGGGGGAACCAGTGCGCTGAACGCTGTAAGCAGCGGATTCTCGACAGCAGCGCGGATTGCTTGGTAGTTCATAGTCTTACGTTACGCAGTGCTTGATCCATGTATAGCGAGATAGCTTTATCAAGTTTGCCTCCACGTACATATGTTGTGTACCAGTCGAGTTCCGCGCTACTTGTTGCTTGGCCTTCTCCGTTTCCGGTTAGGTCGCCGCGTTTATGTTCGCTGAGTGCTCGTGAACCAGTACGTATAGTTTTACCGCTTGCCGCAGCTGGATTGCGCGTGGGCTGGTTTTCAGGAGGGAAAAAGCGGCCTTCACGAAGGTCTAGTGCATAATCTGCGTGTGGAGATTTATTAGCAATGTAGTATTTAACTTCGGGTTTTTGCTTGTATTCTTTTGGCGTAAGGATCGGGGCAAGTAAACGCTGAGGTGCGCCAGAAGCTCCTGTGCCACTGGATACTTTACTTTCTGACGCTATTTCCCATGAGTTAGCAAATTCGCCGGACCAGCTTGGACCAAGTTCCTGTAAATCTTTAACTACGCCTTGGGCGGATTGAGCGACCCCCACAATAAAGGGCGCCAAAAAACCTGCCTCTAACTTTTCAGCTAATTCCATAAAACCGTTGCGTCGTCTAGCCATTACTGGGGCCTCACGATTAGAGAGTGGTAAACAGGATTATCGCCGCGGTAGGTGGTGATGGCGATGATCTTGGCTTCGCGGGTTGCTCCAGCTTGTGTGTACTGGATGCGGTCGGCTTCGGTTGGGTAGTACGTGCCAAGCTCGCTGGCGCCAATGATGACCTTTAGGTCAGTTGTTTGGTACAACCCCTCAGATTCACGGGGGGTGATGCGGGTGATAACGGCTTTTACTGTCACCTCAACGTCGGAACCGAAAACTACGCCTGTTGTTGGGTCGTAGCTACGTGGTGTGTACGTTTTGATGTATGTGATGTTTTGGCCCCAGTCAGCCAAGACTGCAGTGGGGATTGGGGCGAAGGTGGTGTCGATTAAGCCCATGTCACCCTCGGAATAGGCGGACGGCGTAGTTGGCGGCGCCACCCATGCAATAGGGGCCGAGGTAGGTCTGGAGCCAGGGGTACACGTCAAAGACGTTGTTGATCACGCCGCTGGTTTGGCTGGTCTTGTTGTATTTGACCTTCAGTTCGCCCAGTTCCACTTGGTCGTAAATGCCGGTGGTGCCAGTGCTGCCGGTGATGGCGTCGGTGTCGTTGGCGAGGGCTCGTGCCAGTTCGTAGGTGGCAATCTCGATGCCAACCGGAATCAGCGTGCAGGCGAGCTCGATGCCGTCAACCTTGTAGTCCTCACGCGGCCACTTCAGTGCCTGCGTCTCGCTGCAGCGGTCGCCGTAGAAACTCAGTGCGTCGATCCAGCGGGTGGCGGAGATTAGAGCGCGGTTTTTCTGGTCGTTGGTCTTGTCGTCCCAGTTGGCGGAATCCGGCGTGGTCTCGAAGTAGGCGTCAGCGTCCGCCAGCGTCACATACGAGTTGGCCGAAGCCCCACCCAGAGTGGCGTCGATGACAGCGGCCACGGCTTAGTACATCCTTTGTTTGAGTCTAGCGCCAGTGCGAG